CATTGAGATTCAGTTGCAAGTTGACCGTTGCGTCCGCGGCAGTACCTAGAATTGCGAAGACGTCACGCACGGAGTGCGATGTATCGACCACCAGAGCTGGCGCGGCGAACTGATCGACGGCCAAAAAGCTATCCACCTGTATGGAGTATTGACCTCCACTCAAGGTTCGCAGTCCCTCGTCAACCGTGTTCGTGAAACAGACGCTGGCCGTTGGACTATCGCCAATCCTATTCGTGAGCCACAGCTCGGCGCCGCCGATTCTCACATCCGGCAAAAGAATCGGGTAGCTCCAGCTCCCGCAATACGGGCTTCCGAAGAACCCTTCGGGAAACGGTACAATCACTGTCATGGAGCTCAGTTGGTAGACTACGGCCCCGGCATTATGTGCCGACGCCGGGCTCCCATCCGACGCTCGCGTCACGCTGTACTGCGTTCCGTTGTCGGCCACCGCCGTAACCGTCAGAATCTCTCCATCGATTTGCAGGATACTTCCCGTCGCCGCGCTGCCTGCAACAGCCAGCGTCAGGGCTGTGTCAGTCGCGGCCATGCCGTTGGCAAGTGTCGTCACGGGCCTGGAGGTTAGTTCGTTCCAATAGTGCAACGTCAACGTTCCCGACGAAATGGAGTCTGTGTTTTCCAAAGTCGTGAATCCAATCCCGCTCAGTACTGCGGCACCGTTGGACGCGGCGTTCAGGGCAAAGGAAGGCACCAAACACGGCGCTGAATCTCCGCCCGCTGCACCACCAATCTGCCACCGCGTCACGATCGCCAGTGTCGGGTCCTGCTCTTGATTCAAGACATTCGCGGCACGCCCTGTCAAGTGGACGGTCTCGCCGCCCAGATTGGGGATTTGGAAGGAAACGGGACTGCTCTGGGTCAGCGCGCCAAAACTCCAGCCGCTCTCCGCCACAACGAAGTAACTGCTCGCATCCGGCGCTACGATCCACGGCGCGGTTAGTGTAACGACAGTTGTGTCGTTAGCGGCAATACTTTGTTCTTGCCCTGCCCCCGTGCCCCGGGTGATCCGCACCGTCAGACCGCGATACTGGTTCGCCGTCATCTCAAGGGTGTTATTGCCAATTGTATTGCTCGTGTATATCGTCGCCGTGGTTTCGGGTTGAACTTCCATTCGCCAGTAAAAGTTTGCGTGGTCGAAGTTAGGGTCCGGCGGGGGCACCAGTTGCGGGTTCAGCCCGGTGTCGGTAAAGGTAGTCGCCAGCGGGACGGTCGTCGCAATGCGAAGCAGGTTGGCCGGCGTTACGCCGCGGTATACGTTAAAGGATGCGGTTCCCGGCGTGAAGCTCAAGCCGGAAAGGGTGACGCTGCTGTTGTCCTGTGGTATGACCGCCGTCACCACGAACGAAAGACTGCCCTCGTTGCCCGAGCCATCGACGCCGGATACCGCATAGTACAGGATTTTCCCGCTCGCCAATGTGCCGCCAGTACCAAGCGTTGCCGCATAATTCACCAGCGGTATTCCCGGCCCGTTCGACGAACTCGCCGAGGGCGGATCGAACGTTACCTGGACGTATACTTGAGTGCTGCCGTCGGTCGCGACCGTGTCCGTCTCCGTCACTCCGAACTCGACGCCGCCATACGCATCCAGCACCGCACCCATAAGCGGCTTGGGCAAACCGATCCCCCCCTGGGGTGGGTTCGTAGTACCTGGTGCGGCGGAACTCTGCCCATTCGTGTCTAAGTACCAGGCGTCATCTTGGATCTGCGCATAAATAGTCGCTGTCCGATAGTTGGTTGCCGGCGAAATCTTGGATACACGGAACGGCTGCCGGTTGAACCCTTCCTTTTGATAGGTGATGGTAATGATGTCGCCGGGCCGAATCCCAAACGCCTTGATGCTGGTATCGAACTGGACGTACGTATTTCCGCTAAGGGTCTTGTCGAGGGTGAACTGCAAGATCCTTGCTGCTTGGTCGTAGTTCGGAAGGCCCAGGGCCAGCAGATTCGCCGTGGTCTGTTGCCCGGTGAGAGCAACGTCGTCCGGATCTACTACAGTATAGCTATCCTGCTGATAACCATTGAGCGCGTCTTGAAATTCTATCGTGTAGCAATTCGGTGTGTCTGCAACGCTCCGTGAGGTGAGCGTAACGCTGGGCGCTCCGGTTTGATCTCTTAAAATGCCGGAAATACCGGTGCTGCCATCGCCGAATTCGTAAACCGGCCAGCCGCCGTTTAGCTGCGTCGTGCTGTTGGAGGTGGGCGATTGTGTCGGCTGCTGCAAGGCGAGCGTGTTCTCCACCACTAACTGGAGGATTCCGGCCGGCCCGTAGGTGAGGTAGAGGCGCGCGGCGTTGCGAATTCCTCGAACCATGTCCCCGGCGCTTCTACGCTTCTGGAGCGCAAGATTGCATTGAAATCGCGGAATCGTGATAGCATTCCCATTAAGATCGACCGTGTTGATCAGCTCATCGCAATAAGCCGCGGCTGTCGCGAAGCTTACTAGATCGATTTCGTTGGTCGACCATCCGCTGCGGCTTAGAACGTCTAACAGGATCCAGGCTGGATTGGCGCTGAAGGCGTTACTGTCAAATGTTCCGTCTGGGTTGTATACCGGTATTAGCAGCCCTTGTACCAGAACTTCCACCGTCGGAAGAGTATTGCCATTGCTGATACTGTTGGGCACCACCACGGAAAGGTAGGCCATGCTCCCGTACGGGTCCCCGGCCGGCTGGCTGTTACTGGTCGTAAAGTTCGGATCGAATGCCCCGTCCCGCGTTCCCAATGTCATGACGTTGTACCACCCCGTCCCGGTCATGTTCGTACCGGATACACCCAGCGGTATCTGAATCCCATTCACCAGTACCGTGACGACACCTTGCATCTGCCCGATGCCAAGCAGCACTTCCATTCGTGTCAGGTTTCCGTCGTTTCGCGCGAAGGTGACTAAGGGGTAGTACCAAGCTGTCCCGTACACCATGGGAACATAGTCGTTATATCGTGCTTGGTTGACGGACAGCGCCGACGTTTCCGTATTCTTTCCATAAGGACGCACTTCGATCGCCGGCGGGACGTAGTCCAGACCGCCGAATCGTAGCTGCATGCCTCTCGCCTGACAGTCGCTCATGACGTAGCCGCACGAGGTGAACGGAGCTCCGTTATTTAGGTTTCCGGTGCCGCCGGCTTGACCTGCTGAATAGCCGCACCGGTAAAAGAGCGAGTATTGCCCGTCGGCGCCCCCGTTCACTGCCTCCAGTTGTTGGGCCGGCGTGGACGGGAACGTCCAGGGACACCTCGTCTGAATTCGGACCTCGGGCAGCCACAACCGCTGTAGACTCATTCGGTTCGTTGCGGATAGCCGAAACGTGGATTCCTGAATTTGATCGGGCGGATTGCAAATCCCCTGGAAAACGACGGCCGCGTCCGTGACCGGGGAGTTGTTCACTAGGTCATAGAAGACGAAACTCACCGTCAGCGTCGCCCCCCGCCAGCCGATCGCAATTTCCAGCTCGGAAAAGTGCGAATCCGCGTTTGCCAGCAACACCGCGATCGTTGGGCTGCCGTCGACGCCCTGGTCGGAGGCTGTTTGAATATTGAAGCCGCTGTGCCGGAGAACTCTCGCTGCGTACGCGGTCCCGTTTACTGTCACACCGTGCGTGCTCCAGTGCTCCAGTGTTCCGTTTGCCAGCGTGCAGTCGAATAGCACCAGCGGCGTTTCGGTGACTGCCTGTTCTTTCAGCTCAGAGATTGTTTGCATAGTACAGAATGTTGACCGTTGCCGAGTGTCGATTAATGCCGCTCGTTGTAACCGTCAGGAAATCGCTTTGCAGCCGTGCATTGTCGTAAATCCCGCCAATGGTGCTCCTCTGGTACACGGAGGCTGTTTGCTGTGCTTCCGCCTGCGGACCGAACAGACTCACCACCGCTCCGGCTGGTACCTCGACGCCAAGGGTTATGTATGTCGCTGTCGCGTCGCCGCTTCCGGTAATCTGATAGCGGCTCCACGCATTGGACAGCGTGACGGATGCCGTCGCCCCGCCAAGCTGCAGCGTTGCGCTTGTCGGTTGGCTTGCGCTCAGATAGACGCTGAATGTGTACGTATATGTCGTCGGTACGTTGAGCACCTGAGTCAGGCTCTGCGTGCCCGCGCCGTCATTCGTCAGTTGCCACGCGTTGGTGCCGCCTTTAGGGTCTTTGATTCCACCCGCCAATGCGAGTTGCGGGGCCGGGCTCCACACGACGTTGGTCAGGTCTTCGCTCCAAGCCAGCAGATTGCCTGAGGGGTCCAGAAACGTAAATCCGTTCAGCGTTCCGACCGCCGCCGTGAAGAACTGCTCCAGCGTCTGGCGCTCCGTGTCGCAGAGCGCTGTGTACTGCAGCTTCCATTGCACAGCTGCCCCTGCTGGATCGGCTACGGTGATCACGCTTCCGTCCGCCATCGTGTTCTGAATGGTCCGCTCTTGCCGCGTCTTGACGATCCGGTACTGGGTCAGCGCGCCAGTTGCAAGTTGTGGGTAAGTGAGCATCCTCAGCTCCGAACTTCCAGAATCGTGAGTGTCGTTTTGCCCTTCATCGTATCGATCGATACCAGGGCGGCGCTGTCGCTTCCGAGTTGGCACGTTGGGTATGCTGCCCCGTCCCATGGGTCGGTAAAGGCGAAGCTCAGGGATCGCCCTTGATTGGCTAGAAAGAAGTTCTCGATCGCCGCCATCTCACCTTCATCAAGCAGGCTGAGCTGGATCACCCATTGGTGGAGCGCGCTCGCTGAGTCCTGATATCGTTGTTCGCTTCCGTCTACAAATCGTAGCGCCTGGTTTTGAAACTGTAGCCGTCGCTGCGCGGGATACTGCGCCACTGCGCCTGTTTTTAGTGTTGGAAAGGTCGCCATATCACAAGTCGTTGACAACGTCGTTCAGCGAGCTCATGTTCAACATCGCGCTACGGACGGCGTTCGCAATTTGCCCGCTGTAATCCATGAACGACTGCGCGTCCATTGCCTGGACACTGACGGTTACTTGCGGCGAGGCCGTGCTCGACGCCTGCGTGCTCGATCCGCTTTGCACCGTAGTCCCGCCGCCCTGTGCCCCCGCGGAAACCGGCTGGTTACTTCCCGCCGGATCGTATAGTCGCGGTAGCCCCGTTTGGTCGTAGTCCATCGCCGCGAGACCGCTCCCCGTGTCGGCGCTGGTGAATGAGATCGGTGCTGGCATCTCGTATTGCAGCGGTGGCGAAGTGCTCGCCGATCCGCCGCCGAACAGTCCCAGCAGCCCGCCTATGAGTGGCACAATCCCAAAACCCGATGCGAGGACGCTTGTCGCAACCGACTCCGCGGTGCTCCCCGCCCCGCTGCTCGAAGTTTGGGTGATCGGCCCGCCCTCCACATTCTGACCGCCCGAAGTCGTTGCCGCGCTGCCGCCTGTCACTCCGTAGCTAGTCAGTGCTTGCATGCTATCGTCCGAGCTTCGGGATAGGTCGCCCGACACAGCCAGAAACGTATTCAGTAGCTCATCTTGTGTTTTGCTGGCCATCGTTTATCTCTGTTATCCACGCGTTGTCAAGAATCGCGAACGCTTCCACCTGCCGCGCGGTCAACCTGGCTAGGTCGAACCCGCTCAGTCGCTTTCGCACAAAAAATTCCTGCACTAGTTCCGCACTTTCCGCCGTGATAAACCACGTTGGGCAGACGTGTAGAACTACATCCCCACGGGCCCAGACGGGCCGGCCTTCCTTCTCTCTCAAGGCCTCGCCGTTGTGCGAACCCTTCGAGCCAATCCAGCCGCATCGCCGCTTCCTTTCCAGACCGGCTTTTCTGCACACCCCGCACTTCCATCCGGCCTGGTTCGACAGGTAAAACTGGAAGGCGGCGATTAGTTTTTTCGTTCGTCGGGAGCCAGTCCCACTTCTCCTCTTACCGCTTCGAGCGCCTCCCGAAATAGGTTCTCGGGGCCCGTCTTAGCCAAGGACTCGGGTGTCGCGACCTCGCCGTCTAGCTCCAGCCCTTCTACGGCCCGTAGACCCCACCTTACGAATAGTCTGTCTATTTCTCCCTGCAGAAGCGCCGCATCCATCCGTCCTTCGGCGTCTTGCCCGCTCTCTAGAAACTCTTTGCGCCGCGCTAGCTCCCGCACCTCACGCATTAGTTCCATGCGCCGCCCGAACGATATCCGAGCCACTCGAAAACGCACTCCGGCGGCGACCTGCGATTCCACTATTCGCTCGCTTTCGTATGTCATGGCTTACGCAAATGCCACCGCAATTTCGTTGTCCACCGTGCCCTGTGCCCGCGATGGCTGAAAGCTCCATTGCAGACGGTTCTTAGAATCGTCAAATTGCGGGACCACCGGCACCACGCCACTCAAGTAAACTCCCATCATCTGCCCTTGAGTGTCTCCCAACTGGAACATGACGCTGATCGGCGATTGCTGTCGTGCCGCTGTATACAGCGCTTGAGTCGCGTTGTCGTCTTGGCTGTACAGCGAAAGTGTCGCGGCCACCTTTCGTTGGCCCGGCGCAATCGCCTGGGGCACGCTCGACCCGAACTCGTTCATACGCGCATCCAAATCGTTGCTCAAACCGATAGACGCAGCCGTCACCGTGAAAAACTGGCTCGGCGCCGGGCCCAGCCACGCTTGCCCGAGATTTCCCGGTACGATCGAATAATCGAAGGCCGCGACTGCAGGTTCTAGAGGATAACTCTCCAACTCGAAGTTGCCTGCCGCGAAACTCGCGTTGTCCTGCACGTCCTGCGCGATTCCTTTGAAACTGAATTCGTGAAAGTCGCCATTGACGTCAATCGCCATTTGGTCCACCGCGGCCCCCGCCAGAAAGCGCTGCGTCGCGGTCGCCGGGCTCCAATAATCGTACAGCGTCACGCTTGGCAATTCCGTCGCCGGAAGGTAGGTGATGGCCGTCGACAAGGCCGCCCCTGCCTGCGGTCCGTTGGTAAACGGGGCG